CGGGCGGAGGCTCGCCGCTTCAAAGAGCCGCTACCTAAGCGGATATTGGAGAAGCCGGAACTGTTCTTTGGGAATGCTCTATTCTTCAACGCATGGTTCGACCTAGATCAAGAACGGGAACGACCGAATCGGATTACAAGGTCGATGTGCTTTCAATACGCACTAGATTACGAGCTCGATTCAGAACAACAGGAGGACCTCTGGTATCACATCCAGAAGATGGATATCGGGTTCCTCGAGTGGTGGAAAAAGAAGCAACCGAAACCTCGAACACCGAAAGGTCCACGTGGCAAAAAGTCTTAGTAGCTTAGCAACATCGATGCGCGCAAGGGCGGACCGTCTTCCGACGCTCGCCAGCGACATCGCGCGTGAAGGCTCTGAGGCTGTGTTGCGTGAGTGGCTTGAAGTTATGCCCGTTGATACCTCGGAAGCTATCTCCAACACTCAGATCGGCATCGGTAGCGCCCCGTCTGGGCCCTTACGTCCGCATTTCCTTGGTCGTAAGGGTTCGACGGCGGCTGCTAGCCGCGAGAAGTCGCTTTCAGTGGGTCTAGCTAAGCTCGATTCAAAAAAGCCGGGGGTGGCGATCTACATCTCGAATACTGCCCCGCACATCGGTGAACTGGATCGAGGTGGTAGCACGCAATTCGCTGGAGGATTCGTTCCGCGGGCGCTAATCATGTTTCGTGTAGCAGCTCAACGGGCTGCTAAGCGTTTGTTGAAGTGAGGGGCTAATGGCTGACGAACGGATTGACGTAGTAGTCACCGACAAGGTTGACGCCAACGTCGAAAAGAAGCTTCGGGGAATTGCGGACGCTGCGGATCGCGGTGAAACGTATCTAAACCGGCTTAAGTCTGCGCTCTCGAACGTCAACGCTAGTGCAGTTGACCGTCTCGCTGCGGCCATGGCCAAGGCGGACAGCGCACAAGCCCGTCTGATTAGCGCACAGGCACGCCTTACGAATGCTCAGAATGCGGGCGCTGTCGCTGCGCAGAAGGTTGCACTCGGACAGCAGAAGGTTGCTACAGAGGCCGCGCGCACCGAGGCTGCGCAAGCGCGGGCCGCTGCCGCTACCCTAGCCAGTGAGCGTGCGGCTCTCGCGCTTACAGCGGCCCAGCAGCGAGCTACGGGTGCATCAACGCAAGCGGCCAACGCGCAACAGCAGCTAGCCAGCGCCACTGCGCAAGCTGGCACGGCTGCAACGGCGTCCGGTCACAGCTTTCGGAACTATGTTGCAAGCATCCAAGCGGGCAACAGCGCTGCCCTCGCGTCCGGAGCTGCCAACACCGGCATGGCCGGAGGCTTGAACAACGCTGCCAATGCGTCTCATGCCTATGCTCGTGCTGCGAGAACGACAACGCACGCGAACGCGAATATCATCGCGCAGTTGCAGGACATTGGTGTCTCACTAGCCGGCGGACAGAACCCGTTGCTTGTGGCCATCCAACAGGGCTCTCAGCTGAGCTATATTGCCAGCACGCTGGACGGCGGAATGAAAGCGCTCTTGGGCACTATTCTTCGGATGCTAGCGCCGTTTGCGCTGCTGGCTGCGGCCGCTGGAGTTCTTTTCCTTAGCTTCCGCAATTTCTCGAACGATATTGCGACAAAGCACGAACCGGCGATGGAACGCTATGCTCGGTCTCTCGGTCTGAGTGATAAGGAAATGAAGAAGCTGTCGAATACGACAGTGGACGCTAGCGGCAATCTGAAAGAATTCAATCAGCTTACCATCACGAGCGGTGATAGCTGGAACGGGTTTGTGGCCACAGTGAAGGAAGGCCTCGCTGGTATGGTCGAAGGGTGGGGCCCGCTCAACGAATACTTCGCAAGCGCTTGGGATTCGACTATGAATTTCCTGCGCATGGCCTTCCTTGGATTTTATGCTGCGGTCCACACGTTGCTCGAGCTGCTCGGCAAGACCTTTATCAATGTGTTCAAGATTGCTGCCAATACCGTTATCGGGATCTTCAACGGAACCATTTTGACCCTGCGAGCGGTTGCGAACACTGCAATCGACTTCCTGAACGATATTGCTAGCGAAGCCAACGCTGTGCTTGAGTTCTTCGGGTTCGACGGGTTCATTCCGTCCATTGATAGGTTCGAAGGGCGAGTGCAGTCCCTGACAGATAATATGTATGAGCTCGAGTCGATTAACATTGGCGAATCGTTCCGTGCGAACGTGCTTGAGGCCGATGCTACCTTGCGCGGGTTCGCTCAGCGTTGGGAAGCTAACGCTGCGGAAGCTGCACGTCAGCGCATCCGGAATGCTGCCAACGCTATTATCGACAACCGAGCGGACCCTGCGCAGCGTAAGACTCGTGATAACAACGCGAAGACGCAGCTCGATTATATCAACGACACAAATGCGGCGCTCGATAACGAGCTTGCGCGGATGCGTATGCTGAAAGACGCTCGCGAAGTGCAACAGCGCCTGGATCAAATCGAACAGGAGTTTATTCGGAGGCGTATGCCGCTGGATGAAGCTCAGCTGGCTATGTTCCGAGAGAAGATCCAGCTCATTCAAGACTTCAGCTTTATTCAACGCGAAATGGATCGCATCTATGAAGACAGTATTGGTCCGATGCGGACGCACGAATCAGCGCTGCAAGCTATCAACATTCTTCAAGCGGAAGGTGCGATCACTGCTCAGCAGGCAAGCGAGCAACAGGTCTTGGCGAACCGTGCTTACGAAGCGGCGGTTAACCCGCTCATGCAGATGCAAGAGCAGATGACCGCTGCCGAAGGTGCTGCCCGACTCTACGGCCAAGCTGCACAACAGGCGGCCTTCTACGAGCAGATCAGGCAGGAATGGCTGGCTAAGGGTGTCATCCTCGGTCAGAACAGCACGGCAGCAATCGACGCTGAGGTTGCAGCGCTGATGCGTCGCAATCAAGCTCTGCTCCAACAGCAATATATCCAGTCACAGATCGGTAGCATTGTGGACCCGCTTATGCAGGACCAGATGATGCTCGATAACAAGGCTGCCTTCTACGCCGAAATCGACCGTCTACGGCAAGAGAACGTATTGCGCGAAGAGGATGCTCAGCGAGCGATCTATGCGCTCAACGCTCGTTATTCTGAAATGCGTTTGCAAGGCGCTTCGCAGTTCTTCGGCCAGCTGGCTTCGTTGACGTCGTCGGGCAACAAAGAGGTCGCAGCAATCGGAAAGGCGGCTGCTATCGCCCAAGCGACGATTGACGGTTATGTCGCTGTTCAGAAGGCGCTTGCCAGCGCTCCCCCGCCCTTGAACTTTGCAGCCGCAGCCGCAGTCGCGTTTAAGACGGGTGCGCAGGTAGCGGGAATTATGAGCACGAACGTCGGTAGCTTCGCAACCGGCGGACAGTTCATGGTTCAGGGACGCTCGGGTGTCGATGCTAACAACATCAACATGAACGTCACGAGGGGCGAGCGTGTTACCGTCGAAACGCCTGCTCAGCAGCGTGCGAACGATAACGCTGGTGGAGCTCCGCAGGTCGATGCACGCACTACAGTCCAAAACTTCTTTGACGAGGAATCGTTCATCGCAGCGATGGACAGCCCGGCTGGAGAGCGTGTGGTCAAGAATATCATTCGCCGCAATCCTTCGATCGTAGGACGCTAATGGCATATCAAACAGTCCCTCAGACGCCAGAAACTCCAATCCGCGAAGTGTGGAGGTGGACGACTGACCTTCAGCGTTCATACAACGGAACCGAAGACCTAACGCCCCTCAACCGTTACCCGAAGCGGAAGTTCGGAGGTAGTTTCGAATTCAGCACGGTCGAGGATCTTCGCCGTTATGCTGCACTGATGCACGATCGCTTCGGTAGGCTGTTCAAATTTCCTCTATTCCAATACCAATGCAAGCTCAAAGCGAAGCGGTCCGCTGGTGCGAACAATGTGTCCGTGAATGCGCTGCGCGGCGATTTCCGTGTCGGGCGGCTAGCACTGCTGATCGAAGGGGATAAGTTCGAGGAGTTGATTGTGCAAGCAGTCACTTCGACAACGGTGACCTTCACGACTGTCCTCACCAACAGCTATTCCCCGAAAGCACTGCTCGTTCCGCTCGTGGAAGCTTACACGATGGCCGGCGCAGCGCTCACCCGCCGCAATCCCGACGATAGCGCATCGGCAGCTTTCGAGTTTGACGAACAGCTACCTTGGGCACCATTCAAGTCTCCGTTGAACACAACTGTCTTGACAGAGTTTGACGGGTTTCCT